CATATTATAGTTTTCTGGCAAAAAGTAAAAAGATCCATATCGTTGTGGAGTTCCGGCCATAGGGGCAATATTTTCAAGTTTGTCCGGGAACCTTTCTTCTGCCTCTTTTTTAGATATATACTCCTGGCACCAGATGAACTGAGCGTCAGACATGTCAGGCTCTCGAAAGTATGGGTCAACAAGAAAGGCATTATATTCCCATATTTTTAATTTTAGCTCTCCTTGCGCCTGATCATCACCTGAGAAATCAAGATACGGCTGAAGCATTACCATCCCTGACACAGCTGCTAGCTCACACGCTTTTGAAAATTGCTCGTGGATCGCTCCACGGTTACACACAGAGGTCATCAGCTTTGTGTACTGGTCTGTAGTCTGCGCATCACTTCCATCTATGCCTTGATACATGATAGATTTGCGATGCTGTCGTTGATAGCCCGTGATCATGTTGACCGGCTGCTGACAAAGGTTAAAGTAATAATTTTGATAACTCGTTGTCGGAGCAAAATTGAAGTATCGATTAAAGGCTTGTACCCCTTGACATTACATCAAGGGGTACAAGCCCGGTTAACGAAAGTCTGTGAGCCGGCATAAAATAATGTCTTTACATTGTTACTCTTCTTTCGAAGGGGTAAGTCATTTCTGCTTACCTCTGCAATTTCATCTATAGTTGCAGAACGGACTGTTGCATACCCTTTCGGGTCCATCGCGCTCAGTCTCTCAGGCTGTATTTAAACTTGCCCCTCGTCACCCCATCGGGCTTCCGAGTCAATCAGCGACGGTTTATCATCGACTCATTATGTTAATCGATGTTGGATTGGTTCCACCTTGCACTTTCGATAGGTTGAAACTTAGAAAAAAGATTATCTAACCAGCCTCTTACATTCCCTTGGTTGGGCTCTAAACTATTATTCCACGGCGCTAATGAATATGACAAAATGCCTCCAATAATCAAATTAGTTCTTGATTACTGTATATCCGTACTGTGTTAAAAATTCAATGTAATATTCGATCCTATCCTCCACCCTTTGTCCAGAAGGCTGACCTTTGTTCCATAATTCAAGATTTTACTTATTCCTCAGCAAATCAATAAACATCTCATAAAGCTTATCCGTTCTTTCGGATTGCCGCTCAATTTTACCATCCAACAGGTAAAAACCTCCGATTAATGTAACCAGTAGAACCATAAATTCAATGTGATTGGTGAAGCTCTTGTTTTCCATGCATAACCTCTGTGTTATTCTGATTGAAAGTCCCACCAGGCGGTCAGAGTCCGCTTTTCGCATGCCTGCTAGGTGGGTTATGGAGTATTGTATCAGGCTTTGGGTATATTGTCAATGGTTATCTACTTCAATCGCCAACCTTTTTTGAGCCTTTTTAAATTCCTCTCGCCTTTTTTGAACAGGCAAATCAAAGTAATTTTCAGGAAGATGATTTTCCTTACACCACCCTCTTAGATACTCCTGGGAGTACACGCCTTTTGGATCAAGATTACTTTCTGTAATGGTCATATTTATTTTTCATCCACTCATCGGCTCTCTCTTGATCTTTGTAGGGCTCATATACACTAACTTTATGTGTCGCTATGGCATATCTCAGGGCATCGATTGCGTGGTCACCGCTTTTTATCGGCTTATCATCCCCTTTTTCTGATGCTTTTTTGTCCCATACATAGCTCTCAATCTCACGTATAAGATTAACGCACCCAGGCCTTATTGTGAGGTTGCCTTTGCGCATCTCTGATGTCATCATTGTTATGCCATCTAGCACCTCATTATTTGCATCTATAGTGCTAAGACCAAGTTTTTGCATCTCTCTCTTAAACGATGCAGCCGATGGGTCAATATAGATCTGCCGACAGTTATAGTTTTCTAAAAAGTTGTATACATCTTGTGCGAACTCACTATTTGTTTTTCCCCGTTCTGTCTTTTTTGGGTCCCAGTAATACTCTTGATCAACCCACAGATGCTTGCCTATTTGCGTGTACCTGCCTGTACTCACACCAATAAGCAAACAAGCAAAAGGATTGCTTGCGCCATAATCAATAGCAGCAATGTAATATTCTGCTGCAGGAGGTTTATGTGTGATATGTAATTTCCTATCGAAAAAATCGAAGATTGCGCCCTCCGCCAAGCACCATAAGCCGAGATAGTTCCGCTTATAGAATACACCACTAAGGCTATTGCGAATACGATCTTTATAGTCTTGTGGCACATAGGGATTATCATCCAGTGTTATCTGTATCTGATAGTAATTTTTATCCCCTGCAACAGCCTTGTCGATCCACTCTTTGACTTTGTGAGTAGGAAATGATGGGTTGCACGTTGCATGAGCTTTGCTATGCACACATGATAGCCTTGTATCGATCATGTCGATAATGCTGTCAGGATAGAGGGTGATCTCATCGCAGTATGTCAGAGAGTGAGTGTCTCCCTGAAAATTGCCGATCGCACCCTCGTCCTTCGCTCCTAGGATTCCTATGACTTTATCCCGGAAATATAGCTTTTTTCCGCTCCACGCACAGAAAGGCCGGAACATAATAAATTCTTCGGACTCCATTATTTTGCGCACAACATTTCGGTAAGCTGTATCAAAAGTATGACCAACAATGTATATAGCACTGTCAGGGCAAGCAATACAGTCAGTCAGAAAACGAAAAATAGAGCCTACAGTTTTTCCGCTTCTCACGGGGCCGTGAGCAATATTCCACTTTGCATTTGCGTTTTTGATGTACTCTAACTGTTTTTTGCTGTATAAATCTTGCATATGGCTGACAATACAATACAAGGGTAATTATGCGCAATAGAGCTAAATGCAAAGCCTGTGAGTCGATAATTGAGAGTCTCAGCGCCCGTGATGAGTGCTCATGTAAATGTGGTCAGATCAGCGTTAGTGGTGGTGAGGCTATGGGATGTGCTGCTGTTGACTGGTCTAACTTTTTGCGCGTGGATGATGAAGGAAATGTTATTGTACCGCAAATAAAAGACAAGCCAGAGATAACACACACAGATCTGATAAATGAACTAGATAATTTGATAAAAAGAATAGAGGAGATGCCACAACAAGCAATGGTAGTTTCAATAAACCACTACGACTTTGTTTCGTTGTTGATACTGCTTTCCTCACTGTTTAGATCACTCCCGGCGGTGTCTACAGATAACAATGCAAGCACCTGATCCATTTTATCGTCAAACTTTTTCTCGATATCTTTATTGATTGATTCTCCAAGTCCATCTTTTTGTTGCAGTCTTTGTTTGCCTAACCATATTAACATAGTTGGATTTTTTTCTTTAATTGCTTTCGTATACTGCGCTGCATGTAATGCAGTATTTCCTTCTTGATATTTTTCTTCGTGGAATGTCGCCAGTGTCGTCCCTAGATCCGCCTCACATCTTTTGTATAATGTGTCTCGATGTACTCCTATCGATGCTGCTGCTTGTATGATGCTTGCCCCGCAAATAAACATTTGCCCTACTTTTTCCCAATCTATCGGCCTTGCATTTTTCGGCAATGTACGGATCATTTCAGGACAATTCATTTGTACTCTCTAAAAAGATCCCCCAGGGTGCTTTTTTTCTTAACAGCCGCCCAACTTAGGAGTTTGTGCAACGTGTTCCTGGGGGATAAGTTTATTTTTTAGCGCCACAAGCCGAGCAAAAGTACTCACTGCGCCAGTTTTTTCGGCTGCTATCCTGCCAATTGCGTATACCACAATTTTGACATCTCCAGCAAGCTCCGTTACCATTTATGCATGTGTTTTGCCAGCTGTCTGGGGATGCGTAGCACGTGCTAGCGTACAGTGTAAAAAACATTAGCACCGCTAAAAAGCGGATGAACATGATATTTGAGGCTCTGTTAGATAGCACGTTTACTCGGTCTTGGTTGATCTGTGACGACTGATTATCAGTGTAGTTGTTAATCATTTTGTCTCCTGTTTTTTTGGTTACTTATACTTTGACGGGCAATCTTTGTTATCGCATGCCTTTCCCACGGGATAGAGATTATAGCAGTACGGGCACTTCCACTTTTTTTCATAGGCTGCTAGATTTGCGGCATCGATTTGAGCATACATTCCCGTGCCATCTCTATATATGGTGTTTGTCTCAATCCATAGATTTGCACCGAGGTGTACGTCAAAGTAATCGCTTGTAGATTTTGCGCTAAACTCTTCGTCATCGATGTATATACGCTCTGCGTGTGTGTGTGCTGTTAGCGTGATAACATATAGTGCTATGCTGATAATTGTTTTGATCATTTTGTCTCCTGTTTTTATAATTCGTCAATTTCCATGCCATTTCTCTTTGCTTTTTTTCCGTTTAGCTTGCACCATCGCTCTACGATCATATCGCAGTACGCTGGGCAAATCTCAAGACCGTAACATATTCGATTGAGCTTTTCGCATGCTATAAGTGTAGTACCGGAACCAAGAAAAGGATCGTATACGCCTTCGCCTTCTGCCGAATTATTGCGGATGGGTCTAGCCATACACTCTATTGGTTTTTGGGTGCTGTGATTAAACTTTTCCTCGCCTCCGCCAGATAGTGCTTGGTTACTTATATCCCAAACAGTGCTTTCTTTCCTAGATCCTTGCCAATTGTGATTTTTGTTTTTTTTTTTTTTTTTAATGCATGTTTTGTGTT